GCACAACAATGGTTGGCAAAACAAACCTTGAATACTGCTTCGAGTATGAATACATTGACTGAAGCAATGATTGTTAATATGATAGCTTCAAAAGATTTATCAGATGAAACTAAAAACAATCTTATTGCAAGCTTTGTCGATAGGATGAATCAAATAAATTCATTGTTTGATAAGTCACGCCAAGGACTGTTGAATAGTTTTAGCACTGCAATAGGTAAAGATGCACAAGCAACTGCAAAACAGATTAAAGACGCTAACAACCAACTCGAATCATCAACTATTTCAAACGAAATAGATAAAATCAAGATTTCAATCGATGAATTATCTGACAGTATTACAAAGCTTAAAGACTCTGAAAGTTTGCTTCCCGAAAGTGATTTTCTCGGTAAGATAACATTATCTCAGAAGTCTATTGAATTAACGACTAAAAAGACAAGTGCTTTGGTTGATGAGTTTAATAGGCTAAAAGGTATTGTCCCTTCCACTTCTGAAAGTGCCAATACACTTGCAAACAGAATGAAAGAAGTTGGAGAAGAAATCTTCGAGAGTAAAAAAGCTATCTACGAGTATCAAACAGAAATTGCTAAGAATTATATGTCAGCCTTAAATGGATTGACAACAAATTCAGCTTCAATGACCGATGAAGCAGTAAGCAATTTTGAAAAGAATATGGAGAATCTTGAAAAAGGTTCATTAACCGGATTGAGATTTAATGTTACTCCCAATGTTCCCTTGAGTGCTGTAGAAAAGCAAGAGTCTGAGATTGAACAACTTCGTGATATGTGGCAGTCGTATTATGACGATATTACTGCTATGCAAAAGACTGCTTTAGAGTTAAAGCACGCTGAAGATGTTAGGTCTTACAATGAGTCAATGGCTGACCTTAATGAAGCTACTACGGCTGCTGTTAGTACTATAAAAGATACTAATGATACTACTTCCGAGATACAAAAAGAAGACCACAAGGAAAAGAAAGCTGAAACACAAGGTTATGTCGATGATACCAAAATAATCATAGCCGATTTTAATACTTGGATTGAAAATAATCCTACAAAAGCGCCTACATTAGATAATAATGCTTGGCATAACTGGGTCAATAGCATCAAAGGATATGTAAAACAGGTTGAAGATGTATTTGACAAAGATTGGCTTGGTGATAATCAATTAAGTAAAACATTAGGCACTACCCCTAAAGGGAATGCCTTATCAAATGATATTAAAGAATATCTTGGCACTAAATATGTATGGGGCGGAACATCACCGTCAGGCTTTGACTGTTCGGGATTAATGCAATATATATACGAGAAAAACGGAATTAATATACCTCGTACTACTTATGAACAATATCCGAAATCAAAGAAAGTTGATTATGCCGACATACAACCCGGAGATTTAATATTTACAGACTTTAATAAATCTGGCTTACCGGAACATGTTGGAATGTATATTGGTAATGATACTGTTGTTGCAGCTTCATCAAGTAATGGTAAAGTTGTTGAACAAAAGCTTAGCGGCGGATATTGGAATACTGGTAAAGTTGGACGTTTTTATGCTACCGGCACAAAAGATTATGGTATAGCGGGTGAAAACTATAAGAAAGAGTATGCCATAAATAAGAAGACGGGAGAATGGTCAATTGTTGACTCCCCTACTCTGTTTGACAAAGATGAGTATGATATTGTAGGTGAAAAAGTATCTGAAAAGATAGACAAACCTATTGATACATACGCTAACGGAACCACTCCTGTTCCTGATGGTTTAGGTAAAACTACGAAGTGGATGAATTGGAAAACTATCACTGACAAGACATCTCAGCAGTATAAACTTAAACAAACAGCAGGAATGAATTATGATAGTGAAGGCTATGGTACTATTAACGGCAGAAAAGTAGTCGCTATGACAAACACGTTTGGAAAGATTGGTGACTATGTAAATATTCATTTGACCGATGGCACTGTAATACAAGGTGTAATTGGTGATGAAAAAGACCAAACTTGGGCTCACGGTACTCCTGCAAATAAGTGGGGACATGACGAGGGAGAAAATATTATTGAATATATCACTAATTGGAACCTTCCTCACGAGAACCCCAGTCTTAACGGAGCCGGTGTTGCATATGTTGACAATTTAGGAAATTATTTCGACGACCCCACCATAGGCTTGGATAATATAGTCGGTGCACAAACTAATGCTCAAAAAAATAAAATAAATCCATATGTTGAAAAGATGGGTGAATACATTAAAGACAAGAGAAAACTCTCTTCTGAAAATGATGAAACCTTCTATAAAAATATGGCTCAACTTAGCAGGGATACTAAGAGTAATGCCGAAACATTAGGGTCGATTTATGATGAGTTAAAAGACAGTGCCGGTACCAATATGTATGATGCTAAGGAATCTGCATTTGTAACACAAGCCTCTAAGTGGATACAGGATACAATGACACGTTCTTCGGAACTGATTTTGGATGAAACCAAACGACAGTTTGAGACAGCCAAGGAGTCTTATGACTTAGCCGAAGATTATTTCAATAAGCGTGTTGCAGAGGGCGCAAGTGCCAGTGAGCTTGAAGCATTGCGTGAGGGTATGAAGACTCTCGAAGAAACAATGAATAAAGCAAGTGACGCATATGTTAAACAGTCTGAGAATTACACTAAGCTTCGCATAGCAGACCAACAGCTTGAGAGACAAAAACATCAAGACGACATCACCAAGACCAATAAAAAGATTGAAGATGCCGACTATGAGATTGAAACTAATCAGTTATTGTATGATAGAGTTAAATCCAATAATGCTATTGTAGATGAAGCTCGCAGCCAAGTAGCTGAAGTTCTCAGTGACTCAAAATATCAAGATATTCTTGCCGGTCAAGATATTGAAAAATGGTTCAATGGCGAAAATGAGCAAAGCGCTTACTTCAAAAAATATTTACAGGCTGTCAGCGAAGCTAATCCTGAAGATAGTGTACTATTGACACAGGTTTTTGAGGTAATTCAAGACGCTAAAAAAGCTGAAGCGGAAGCATTAAAACAGATTACCGAAGATGAGAAGCAGATGGCTTTAAATCAAGTAGAAGCATATATCAAACTTCAAGAACGTAAAAAAGAAGTTTTAGATTATGTCTATGAGAAAAATCAAGCCATTATAGACGCCGAAAGTAAGAGAAATGAACTATTACAGTCCATTCGAGATACCGAGCGTGACTATGCGGCTGAGTTAAAAGCAAATAAAGACCTTGGACAATGGTTAGACGAGGATACCCGCGCTTTATTATTTAACGAAGAAGATTATAGTACAGTTATGGGTAAAATTAGCAATATCAAAAATGAAATATATCAGAATGAGATTTGGTATCAGAATGAAATTGCCAAATTAGACGAAAATGATATATATCAGAAAGAAATGCTTACTCAGCAGCTTGAAAATATGAACGCTCGCTCACAGGAAAGTCTTGAGATAGCAAAACAAGAGTTAGATGTTGCCAAGAAAACCGCCGAATATAACAACATTGCCAAGGAGCGTGATACTCAGATTATTCTTGGTAACCGTAAGGTTAATGTTGCAAATCCCGAGTCTTTGTACAACGCCGCAAAAGAGATGAGTAATGCCCAAATTCTTTTGAATGATACTAAAACCAAGTATAATGAGAACGAGGCTGTTCGTCAAAAACAAGAAAACAACGATTTGATAAAGAACGAATCTGCTGCTCTCTCTGCTCTGACTCAAGCATTAAATGATATGCCTGAAAAGTTGCGCGTCGCTATAGCTTCTGTTTTACCATCCTTCGAAATATCAACGGCTGAAAAGGCAAATATAGAAAAGTATAGCCCTAATTGGATTGCTAAAACAAGTGGGTATACCGATGATAAAACACGTGATATAATCAAAGAAAATAAAGCTGATGGTTATGATGTAACCACTAACTATACGCATAATAAAGATTATATCAAACAAGCCTTTGTTAATGGTCAGATAACTCGCGAACAATACGAACGTATTATGAGTGAAAGTGATGAGAAACATGGTCTTAAAGACGCTAAATGGGAAGGTAATCGTTATAATGCTGATACCGAAAACAAAGATAATATCTTAAAGACTGATGTTCCTCCGAAGTATCCAAGCTCAGTATTTATTGACGGTATTGAGTATAAAAAGTTGGTTGAAGATATGTCGGCTACAGAAAAGATACAGATGGATTATCCTAATATTCCTGTGGTGAATTGGAAAGATATGTTGAGTTATGACTCACGGTCTGGTTTGATGTTCCCCACTGTTTCTTGGGATAATATGTCTACAACTAATCCTTTATCAAAGAGCGAGGATAACTCAACCAATTATACTATTCAAGGTGACATAGTTGTTAATGAAGCCAGTGATGTTAAGGAGATTTTTGAGAAATCAACTGAACTGATTAAACAAAAGTCTCAAAATACAAATAATATGAGAAAATAATCTTGACAGATTAAAAAGTTGTGGTATAATAAAAGTGTGGAAACCCAAGACGGTTGCCACATACAAACGATTGACAAATTTATATGCGACTTACTTTAGTAAGCCACGAAACTTGTTAGCCACCTGTTGCAGCAGATGGCTAACTTTCTTTCTATTAGACCAGATGTATCTTATGATACTACATACAAATCTCACGATATTGCATATTTGGCTAATAGCTGCTAAGTATATCATCGCATCACTCCTTTCTCGTAGATTCCGACAAAAGAGCGAACACAACTTCGCCTCCTCTCTGCTCTTATGAACAGTATGAGGCAACCATCTTTTTTAACCATCACACCGTCTACAAGGAGGATTAAAAATCAACTATAACGGTGGATTTCCACAATATGTATTATATCAGTTTCGACATAATATGTCAAGAATTTTCAAATATAGAAGTATTATTAACTATATAAGAGCTATCTTCGGGTAGCTCTTATTTTATTATAGAAAGGAGATGTGAAACTTTTGTTATATAAACCCACCTCTCCCTCCCCTTGCTCTACGACATTACCGTTGAAAAAGGGCGAGGAACAAATAACATTTCATAGCAGTGTTTTTAATTGCAGTGAAATTACAAGAACAAGATTAAGTTTGTTAAATACCAACGCTACCAAAAATTATTATTGGTATAGTGATGACTTGGTTGGTACGGATAGAGACGGAAATGAGGCAAAAGCATTTTTTAATGTTAGTATCCAAAACGAAGGTGAATATGGAAAAAAGATTATTTGGCAAACACAAGAGGGTAAATTCTCTGAGAAGATGAAGCACGGATACACCATACAAAATGGTGTTGACAGAAAAGAATTAAAAGACTATTCTACTTACTACCAAAGCGATGCAACAATTTACGGTGAGGCTTTAAATGCAATTGTTCCATACAATTCTACAAACCTTTGGCAAATGAGATTGTACGAAGAGAATTGCAATAATGTCATTGGATATGGCTTTTTGGAGAGTGACAAAAATTATGGTACAATGTCGGGTGCAAAATTTTTACCATATAACAGTAGTACCCAGAAAGTTAAAGATAAAACCTATATACAAATAAGGCCTCATACCAACATTTATAATAAGTATGCGATCAGTATAAACGGATACTCTTCTCAAAGTACTACATATGCCAACCTTATAATACATTGGGACGATAACGCAAAATATTCAATTAGAATACTTGGTAAAGAATATCCCATAAAAATGTATACGTTTAGGCATCCTCGCAATGGAGATATATATGCTCCCGGGCAAGATATATCTTCACTCGACCCCCACAAAAGTGCTGATTTAGACTCTTATGGAGACCCCCTCTATGGTTATGCGATTATTGATTATGATGATGATTTGTATAAGGTACTTGTAGCCGGTACCGCATATCAAATACTCTGCAACTATATAGATAGTGATGAGTTTTACTATACGGTTACTGAACAACCCACAGTGACATTTACCATAAACGGACAAGACGGATTAGCTTCTACTCAACAATCCCCTATTACCGTTCAGTACGCAAATCCTACGTTTAATATAAAATACAATACATCATATGGTATTTTAAATCATTATTGTTTTACTCTGTTTGAAAAGAATTCATCAGGGGTATACGAAACTATATATTCCACAAAAAACGTTTATAGTTCTAACATTGTTTTCAATTACAATCAGTTTATGAGCGGGCACGATTATAAAATAGTCGCTTCGTTCGTTGATAATAATCAGATCAATATTACCAAGGAAGTTTATATTAAAGCTCAGTACAATCAAGACTCCACAAACTCATATTTGACAGCTAAATACTATAGAGACCACCATAGTGTTGTTTTGGATTGGTCTAATACGTTACTTATTACACCCTCTGTTACGTCAAATAATGCTGTGAGCTACGGCAAGATTGATGACACAGATGCGTCAAATAATTATATGAGTTTGCAACCGGATAACGAAATAGCTTATACACAAATAGACGGAGAGGATAGTCTTGACTTTAATGATAACACAGTGTATTTGCGTATAAAATTATTCCCGGATTATATAGGAAAGATATGTGAGGTTGCCGATGATAATGGGAATATAAAATCAATTGAATACGACGGTATAAAGCTTATAGCAAAAATCAACGGTAAGGAGAAATTCTATTTTTATTTATATGACACGCACAATGATTGGGATGGCTGTGAAAATTACAAGTATTATTCTACTTTGGAAACCGCATTACAGGACGGAGATGATAATTTAAGTATGCCGTTCGTATACTCAGAGAACAATATTACAGAATTTAATTGGGGAGATGATAGCGGCACGGTATATTATTGGCATGAGGAACGCCCCGTATCATCGCACTGGTATTTAGTTGTTCTTTCAAACGAAAGTTTTCAAGTTCATGATTTAGAAAAGGAGTGATGACATGGCATATTTAAAACTTTATGGCGGAGTCAATTACTCCGGTGTTGGGGTTGACGAGCAAGCAAAAGCTACCAATGAACTTGTGGATGGTTTAAAAGCAAAAGGTCTTAAACAAGATTTTGAGTGGAACTCTACCACAAAAGTCTTAGCTAATATGAATGATAGCTTAGCAGGAGGAAATTCAAATAGCGCAGCTACGGGATTACACCATTATGCTATTTATAAAACCATTGGTGAAAGGGATAAATTGTACAAGATTTTTGAAACTCCTGATATCAATCAAAAAATTATTGAAGACTTTATGGTTGGTGATATGTGTGATTATAAATATTATGTATATCCTGTTTGTAAAGACTCAAACGACCATATTACAATGGCTTCGCCGTTAATATCAAAGACTGTAAACTTACGTACAAACGAAGTAACTATTGTAGGCTTAGTCGCTACTGATACAGATGATGTTTACAAGGTTGACCCTGATAATGTTTGGTCGTTTATAATGGATATTCAGGATAGCGGACAAGAGCAGAAAATATCAAAAACATTCTATCAGACTCAGAATGCATACAGTAAGGTTTCAGGAGCAAACATAGCTACTGTTACAAAAAATATTCAAGGACTACTTGGTAAAGTGGAGTGTGGCGGCTCAGCTGAATATTTAGAAACATATGATTACGTGAATGACTGGTTGAAGTTTGCCCGTAGTAATTGCTTAAAGGTTCTCATAGATAGCCGAGGATTTATTATCCCCTGTGATATTTCGAGCAGCTCTATCACCTACGATGACACATATGAGCGAGCCGTTACGGTATCATTTGGTATCGAACAAATATCCGACTTGGATAATATATCTATTTTAGCAAATGCTATTACAATCAATCCAGTTACATCTACATTGTTATTAGACTCAAAAGCAAAATACTTACAAGATAGTGTAAGTAAATATCTTATGGCAAAAGGCGGGTGATGTGATTGTATATTTTGGAGAATAGTTATATAAGGGATAATGCCTACAACTATAATATAACACACATTACGAACGAGGTATATGTCAATGGAATAAGTGAGCTACCCATAGATTTAAAGATGAAAATTTTTAAGGGGACAGTGGTTATTCCTGTTTTTAGGCTATACTTACTAAATGATGATGAGACAATCAGAATGGACATTAGTTCTGATTTTATGAGCGGCAATCTATCTGTTACGTATCAAACAGGTCAGCGTCGAACATTATCTATAACCCTACAGAACTTCAATAAAAAGTATACTCCCTCTCCCCTAACCGGAATAATTTGGTTCGGTACTAAATTTAGATTGGACGCGGGAGTGGTATACAAAGATACTGTATATTGGGAGCAACAAGGTGTTTTTTGTGTTAATGACCCCTCAAGCACAAAAGAAGTTTCCAATCATACAATTACATTCTCGCTGTGTGACAAATTTGGATTGTTTAGCGGAGAGATATATGGACGTTCTCCCCTACGTACAATTGTTCCGACCGGTGTTCCGATGAAGCAAGCTTTTCACACACTTTTAACGGCTGACAGAGGTAATGGAATACCTTGGGATTTTCAGGATATCTATTTTAATAATAAATACGCCGAGCAGGTAACATATTACAAGCTGGATAATTCAGCAGGAAATGCTATGGGGGAAGTTTTTACAAAGCTTGCTGAAACAATTTCCAGTGACGTATATTATAATACCACGGGGCATATGTGCGTAGAGTCGAATGTTCTGGAATTTGTCAATAATAATGTTCCGATTATATACAGAATTGAAGAGGGTGACAATGATTTACTATCTGTTTCAATGTCCGATAATTGGAGTAAGATGAGAAATAAAATTATTACAAAAGGTGCTATAACTAATGGGTATCAGTTCTCTGCTTCAGTTGAAAATAATAATCCAAAAAGTCCATATGCAATAAAGTATTGTGGGATTATAGCGGAAACTATTGAAAATTCGTCCTTGTATGCAGATAGCTTGTGCTTGGAAAACAGTATGTATGAATTGGTACAGAGGAGCCGAGGCGTTAGAACTTTAAATCTATCGTGTAGTTATTTACCGTTCTTGGACGTGAACAAAGGTATTTTAATCACCTATCCGAGTTTAGATATAAATGATGAGAACTATGTGATAGATAGTTATTCGTTTAGTTGTGGCAATGATCCCAAAACATCAATAAGTTTATCAAATATGAATGAGGTGAATATTGCTTGCTAAAAAATATTTTAACTAAATCCGAAGAGGATATTAGTAACGAGTATTATGTTGCATTACAAAACATGATACATCAAGAGGTAATAAATTGTCTGTCTAATATAAATTTTGAGAAGTATATAGATGTTGCTGTCGTTAGCTATGATGAGAAAACAAAGTTATGTACCTGTAAAGATTTAGGTACAAAAGAAATCTACGATGACATAATAAATTATACATCTGATACGTTAGCCGCCGGTAATATAGTTCGTATATATTACAACGGGCAGGATAGATTTATAGGCAGACATTTAACAAGAAAGGAGTGATTAGATGGGTTGGTTTACAACATTTAAAGAAAAGTTCCCTACAGGGAAAGCAACATTTTTACAGTTTCGGCAATGGGTCGAAGATGTGTTAAACACGGTTTGTAATAAAACTCAGGAAACAGTAACGAATTGTTACGAAAATACCAGAATGGTTTTTGGTACGTACAACAGCCCTACTGTTACATATGATTTGGACAATGGTGTAGCCGAAGCATTTATTAATCTTGGGTTTCGCCCCAAAGCTGTATCTATATGGGATCAATATGGGATGCAAACACAAATGTATCAATATGAAGATCGTAAATGGAACGAAACTTATGGTGGAACTGCTATAGATGGAGCGCCTTGCCAATTGAAACAGCCATATTCGATCGACGGGGGCAAAGCAACACTTCGCACCAGAGTCGTTCCGGGGATTGAAATTGTCGATAACGGTTTTTATATAAGGCAAGCATTAAATATGGTAACCAAAGATGGTGTTTATGTATATACTAATTCCACTTCACAGTATGTATATTTAATAAGTGGTCTTCATTACTTTGTAGCCTACCGCAACGGTGATATCGGCACAGTGGCTTCAGATGGCACATTTACAATTAATTCATAACGGAGGTGATTGAATGGGAAATAGAAATATATTACAGGATTTTCCTTCTTATATGTTATCAAAAGAAGCACCTGATATAGATGAGATTTTAAATAATTATGACGATCTAAAGAAGAAGGTGCAAGTTTTACAAAATATTACAACAGGTGTATTTCAGTATCAAGGTTCTCGTTCTTTAAAAGTGTTGGTAGATGATATTAGGGCTTATCTGGTAAATGGCGGAGACAATAAATATTCAAAGGGTTGTTTCTATAATATTAATGACTTAACAGGTTTTAGTGTTGCAGGATTAACTGTTGGGGACAATATTGTTTTTACAGGTACCATAGTTACATATTCCGATGAAAGTCCGGTTTCATATAATCCACAAACTGGCATGGGTAATATTTGTGGTTTTGAATTTGACCGTTTTCCTTCTGTTGTTGACCTATCAGAATATTTAAAAACTGCTGATGCAGATGCAAAATATGCATTGATATCCGATTTGGAAAATATTTTAAAAGATATAGAAAATAATATTACCCAAGGCGGAAGTATAGACAGTTTAACGCTTGATATTCCTATTACAGATACGTCTCGTATTAATAAAATGTATAATGTGGTTCGTGGTCAATGGAATGGAAATATAAATGAAGCTGGTGGATATCATCGTTTTAATTATAATTGCACAATGACGAATGTTAAAATTATAAATGATAATGGTTCTTATTATATTCAGTGTAATGCAAGTGATATTCCGTCTGAATTTTATTATCGTCAATATGGTAATTTTACCTTAAATGATGGGTTAAGTACATTTGACATTACAATCGGCAGTTATATTTACACTTTTGAATACACTTCTTATTCAGGAACTCCGCTTTCTGAGGTTTTAAAGTTTTCTTTAAATAATGTCCAATATGGGCCTAAATTTTCCGATGATTATTATGCCTCAAAATTTGTGGATAATGTTTATGACCTTGGTGATATAGCGGCTGTTTGGGCGGTGGATATAAATGTTGGTGATAATTTTGTTATTACTAAAAATGGATTTGACCCGCTGGTTGGAAATTATGCTACATCTGGAGAACTAAGTGATCTACAAAACAAACTTGACACCATAAATAAAACATTATCCGGCGTATATAAAAATGGCGGAGACGTCACTGAAATGACATTAGATGTTCCTGTCTCTTCCAGTAAAATTAACACAATGTATAATGTTAAAAGTGGATTTGTAGCAAGTGGTAGCTATGGAGAACATGGGGCATTTAGATATAAAATCACAATAAAAAATGCATATATTCTTAAAACTACAAGTGATAGCGGAAACACTTATGAATTGTGTTTTAAGCTTGGGGATATTCCGAGTGAATTATGGTATTACTCTATAGGTATGGTTACATTTTATGGTAAGTTTCAGAATGCTATAGATTATCAGCCATCGGGGGTTGGTTGGCATTTTGACTTTACTTCCCCTTCTGAATTGTCGATTCAAATGCCTCAAGAGGGGTTAGAGTATATAGTCAAACTTCCTTATAAAACATCTTATAGTGGACCTACTATAGATAGTTATTTTTCTGATAAAACTTTTACTGATAATAAATATCAATTAGGCAATATTGCAACTATATGGTATAGAAATGATATTTCAATCGATGATAACTTTGTTATTACGGAGCACGGTTATGATGTATTATCTTACAAAATAACTGATTATATTTCAAAGTATCAGTTCGATAGTTTATCCGCTACCGTTGCTAAAAAGGCAAATTCATCAGATGTGTATACAAAAGATGAAATTAGACAAAAAGCCTTTATATCAGAAACGGTTTCAGGCTATCCCGTTGTTATCCCGAAAGATGAAATGCTTGCCGGTGAACAGTATACTGATTTCCGTATATATGGCAATGCGGACGGATTTGGAACATTAAACAGTTCGACAAATAAATATACGATTAATTTGACATGCAGAGGTAAAAACCTTATCTATAATTTAAGTGCAAATTCATACGCCGGAATTACACCCACCAAAAATGACGATGGCTCTGTTACGTTAAACGGTACGGCAACAAGCATTTATGCTATGGCAAGAGGTCGGGTTAGTTATTTACCTCCCGGTACATATCATTTATCAGGCTGTCCGCAAGGCGGTAGCGAGGATACTTATTGCATAAAAATAGGTACTTTAGGCGTAGATACGGGTGAGGGCGCAACTTTTACACTTGATACAGCTAAATCAGTAATTCCGATAATCAATGTTAAAAAGGGTACTACTCTTGACAATGCAACATTTAAACCCCAGATTGAAATTGGCGAAGCGGCAACCGAGTTTGAAAAGTGGGGTCAAAAATCGGATATTACTATAACATTAGGCTCGGCTCTTGGCGAAAATGAATACGTAGATGTTATAAATAAAAAGAGATATAACAGCGATGGTACAGTGTCTAATGTAACTATTGAGGGTGAGTTATCTATATTTGATAGTGACACGAATGTTATATATTGTCCTATGACTACTTCCCCATCGAAAATTGAAGTATCATATTATAAAGACATAAACACTACATTGAAGGCAGTACAGTCTGATATAGACGGCAAAGCGGATACTGACGATATTACAAAACTAACAGAAACCATTGATAAAAAGCAGGACAAGTTTGCTAAAAGAATGTTTAACAATACCACTGGTAAAAACTATTTAGATGAAACCACTATTAAAGAGGGATATCATGGTGGCGAAACTTCAGATTGGAATGTGTTTTATTCAGATTACACAGCAAGATCGGTTGTTATAGAATTGGAAAGTGGTACATATACAATGTCTGCTGTTGCAGATGATACAACAGTGGTATTTGAAAGGTATGCAATTAATGGTACTGTTACAAATATAGCTGGAAATCACTTTACATTTACACTCACCGAAGCCAGTAAGGTTTATATTACGTGGCACACACAACATCATACATATGTTAATATGAAGACTATGATTGAGTTGGGTAACGAAGCTACAGATTACGAACCATATATTCCTGTTCCGGGTACAGGTACGACGAAATTCATTGCTCCTGAGCAATTTGGAGCTAAAGGTGATAATGTCACAAATGATTTGGATGCATTGAACAAATGTGTTCAACAAGCCGTTAAAGACCATATAGCTGTTCGGGCAGATGGAACATATTACATCGGAAGCGCTACGTTAAATCTGGATGTACAAGGTACAGATATATATATAAATCGAATTAGAAGCACAAGTACGGATTGTTGTGTAAAGTTACAAGGCTCAAACAATACTATTACAATCAATAATGTTATAGCATCAGCTGGTAATGGATTTGTTATTACTACAGACGAGAGTCATCTTAGTTCAAATTCAAACTATATATTTATAAAAAATATTAGCGCGAAAAATCACTGTTTCTATAAGTACAGCCATGATGATACTATTAGAATTACCTATAATACCTTTAACTTTTTGGTCTTAGGTAGTGATAGTGGTGATTGTATACGAGATTATGGCGGTGGCGGAAACAATATCTTTAATGGCAACGATGTTTATTGTTATGCACAACAGGGACATGGAATATATGTCAAAGGTGTAGCATTTTCTTATTATGAAAATTTTGCTTTTGAACAGGACGTAAAGTATGGTGTAGTATGTGAAGATTCCTGTGAAAATACATTTAATAATATGAGAACCGGAGAGCTCGCTAATGAAATGAGACAAAATTCTAACGACAGATTTGTTATCAAGTTTGTTGGAAATTCTTATGGAAATACCTTTAAGAGTCCAATGCCATATGTTGCTGTAAAAAATGAAGTCAATGCATTTGATGCTGAAGCTGCTCAGAAGCAATATCAAAATACTTATTTTGCTGAATGTATACGCTACAATGGAATAAATACTGTCAAAATGAGTGTCTTACAGCCATATTATTATACTCAGGATGATGATGGGACAAAAAATTGGAGAGCTTTTAGTGGTACCGGCGACATCGTTACTTATTATAATCATACGGGTATAAGGTTGGATTATGATGTTACTCATGATATTGATGTTACAGAATATACTCCTTATACTACTGATGATTATATTCCTACTATTTTTAATATCAAGACAAATACAACCATTACTTTAAATGATATGTATTTCCCGTTTGGTATTTCTAAAATCACGATTGTCCAGAGCGATGATAATAAAGCTACTGTAAAAGATAGACATGGAAATACAATTTTCGATGGTTCAGTTAGAGGTAATGGAAAGTATGAATTGCAGTGTATTGTTAAAGAAAATGATACATCAACAGCTTTCTTCGTAGATTGCTTCTGCTTTACAGGCGAAAATGATGAATGGATAGAAGTTAATGACGTTTACACCAAAACCGAAATTGACAGCGCAGGGTATGTTAAGGATACGGATTATCCAAAATATGAAAATAACACAAGCTATGCTGGCGTTGTAAAAATTTCCCCCGATAATGGTGTAACGATGGCACCGGGAGGGTTTCTTCGGATTTCCCAAGCAGGTGCCACAGAAATCGGCGCACGAAGTTCGTTAAAACCGATTATCCCCGCAAACCTGAATACCGCCGTCAAAGCGGCATTATCAGACGATAAGCGCATTTCGGATATGACCGACGCCGAAAAGGCAAACGCACGGGACGTAATCGGGGCGAACGGCAAATACGACACAATCATTGATTACACCTACACAGGCGAAGATGCGGCAACGGAATTGAACATATTGCTGACACTGGAACAACTGCAGAAAATCAAAAAATATGAAAAATTTTTCTGCTACGTCACCTATAATGTGTCCGCTACCACGGGAACAACATCATTTTGGGCGTCGGCAACGCTGAATTTGTGCACCAAGGGAACAACGACCCTGTTATCATATAGCGGTATATTTATGCGTGCGGCAAACACAGTGCAAAAAATCACTGCTGACAACACGCCGATAACGTGGATTGCGACCACCGACAAAGTTAGATTGCCCGATAGCAACGTATGCATTACGAACGTATTGGACTATGGCGCAACGCAGTACAATCTATTTAATATTTCAACATTAACAGGCGGTTCGTCACGTGTTATGTCACCCGTTTTATATCAATATTCAGAAACGAATTACGACTGGGTGATGCAGCTAAAATCACCGACTGCAATGCCGTTCGTAAACGGAATGAAATTTATTATGTGGGGGAAATAAAATGGAAACTATAATTGAAAAAATTGAAATGCGAAAACAGCAATTACAGAACACCGATTACATAGCGTGCAAAATCGCCGAAGGTGCGGCGACCAAAGACGAATACGCCGACGAACTGGCAGAACGTCAGCGGTTGCGTAGGGAAATCGGTGCGCTGGAAAAACAGTTATACGAAACGGGGGTGCAGAACAATGAAAATGACGATTGAAGATAACAGAATTTATGATTTTAATGTAATCAAAAAATCATTGCCAAAAACAGACGTTTCGGCGGTCACGGAATATGAAATTCCTGCTGAGTATCTATCCAGAGTGATAGACCAAGGAAACGTTGATTGTTGCCCTGCATGTGCATTAGCATCTAATTTAACGGCAATATCGGCATCACAGGATAATAAAAAGGAATATTCTGTAGCGTACATATACGGGAAACACCGTACGGCCGATAGTACACAACCGGGAATGTTGTTAGAATCGGCATTAAAATCTATGTTAAATTTGGGAAGCGTTCCTTATGAAATGCTTCCCCAGTTAATAGAAATGCCCGAGGTAAAAGAAACGGTTAATTCAAAGCCTGAGTTAGATGAATATGCAAAGGATTCGTCTATCGCAGGATATTGTAAAATACGTTGGTCGAATACTGATGAAAAAATTGAAAATTTCAAGCTTGCAATTATTAACTATAATTTGCCGATAATCATCGAAAGCAAAACAGCTTTTCCTGAAAAGCATTGTGTAATGGCATATGGTTTTGAAAAAAGAGATGGATATTTCTATATAAAATTTCAAAACTCTTGGGGCAAAAACTGGGCTAAAGGTGGTAGAGGAACTATTCCCATAGGCGATGTAAGCAGTATGTATATGATATTTCCGAAAGAATTAGCAATGCCGTTTGCTGATGTTAAAAAGGATGATTGGTTCTATAGTGCAGTTCGTAATGCTTATCTTGCCGGTTATGTAAATGGCAAAGACGAAACAACGTTTGACCCGAATGGATATATAACCAGAGCTGAACATTGTGCTGTTCTTGACCGACAGTTAAAACGTCAGAATGAAATCCATACATTGGAAATGACCGCATTAGAGGAGAGACTGGAAGAATTAGAAAAGAAAATACGAGAGAGGTAGAATGATGGATGAGATAACAATTAGGGAAAGAATAGCTACTCTGGAAGCAATAGTTGACGAGGAAGGTAAAGCAACACGTAGAAGATTAAGCAATCTTGAAGGGTTGGTTGAAAGCGTACATATTATTGCTACAGAGACAAAAGCATTGCGAGAAAATATGAATTCTCTCACAGGCAGAGTTGAAGAAATCGAAAAGAAACCCGAAAGACGCTTTGACAGCATTGTCAATATTGTTTTAACTGCTGTAGTGGGCGGCGTAATAGGTTATGTATTAAAAATGTTCTTTTAAGGAGGAATAGGTTATGAAAATTAATTGGAAAATCAGATTTAAAAATCCTGTATTCTATGCACAGATTATAGTCGCAATATTTACACCGATTTTAGCTTATTTGGGTATAACCGCAAAAGATTTAACATCTTGGACATACTTGGGACAAGTATTGACACAGGCTATATCAAATCCGTATGTACTGATGTTGGTTATTGTCAATCTTTGGACTACAATAAACGATCCGACTACTACAGGATTATCAGACAGTACACGCGCATTAACGTATGAGGAACCCAATAAGGAGTAATGTGATATGAATATCATAAAAACTGATTGGAAGTGGAATGGGGCGCTATCAAGGCGCTCCTCCACAGAATATATAGTTCTTCACCACGCCGAGGCAAGTAAATGTTCTGTTCAGCAAGTAGATGAGTGGCATAAGAATAATGGATGGTCTGGCATAGGCTATCATTTTTTTGTTAGGAAAGACGGTAGCATATATGAAGGTAGACCTTTATGGGCATTAGGCGCGCACGTACAAGGAATGAACCATTGCTCCATAGGCATTTGTGCTGAAGGAGCTTATACACATGAGACTATGCCACAGGTGCAAAAAATAGCTATTGCACAGCTTATAGATTATTTGAAAAATAATTATTATCCTGATGCTACAATTGTGGGACACAGAGAGATTGGTGACTCAGATTGCCCGGGCAAGAATTATCCACTTAATGAATTAAAGAACTATAAAAATTTATTGGATAAAGGTGGTGATGAAACTATGACATCTGAAGAAAAGAAACGTTTTGACATATTAGAGCAAGAGGTTAATGAATTAAAAAATCCTATGATATACAATTATGTGGATAATAATATGCCGGAATGGGCGCGTGAAGGTGTTCAGTGGTGCGTTGACAACGGTATCATTTCAGGTACGGGTGATGGATTAGGGCTGGATGATAAAGATTTAAAATATTGTACTATGATAATGAGATTGATAAAAAGTCTTGACAAATAAGATAAGATGTAGTATAATGATAATAAATTCGTATCTGTTGTTCAGCAGTTTCATTTTCATTCTTCCGTTGGACAACTAAATAAGGGTAGAGGAATTAAGTTTCCCCTACCCTTATTTTTTACCCTCAAGAATATGGGAGTCGAACCCATATTTAAACCGTTTTTCTTGATATTTTGCATTTGTATAAATATACATTACCTTGAATAATTATTGCATGTTTTTTTAAAATATAAGATATAAATCGCTGCCTGTTTTGACATACTTTTTGACATACTTACACTCGTCAGTTCTGTATATTTTCGACATTTTGCTGACATTTTGTTGTAGTTTTGGTAAAATATTAATGTTGGTTAAAGTGCTCAAACCATTAGGTTTTATGCGGGTTTGAAGGTGTTTTTTAAGTTTTTATTCTTTGTCTTATTAATATAGACAATATTTCTTCATATATTGTTCCATATTTCCGAGAACATCGAAAAAATCGCATAAAACCTATGGTTTTCAATTGATGATTTTCTCTTTTTTCTCCGTTGACATACTTTTGACATACTTTTATCTCCAAACACTTTTAACCATTTCATTAATCTTTACATCATCTTTTTTGACATCTGTATAAATATCCATTGTCATTTTTATGCTTTTGTGCCCCATAAGATATTGTACTGTTTTTATAGGCACATTAGCGTAAATTAATTCAGTAGCATAATTATGTCTAAGATAATGAGGTGTGAATTCTAATTGTGGACAATCTGGTATATACTTACTAATGGTTTTTCGGATAAAACTCCATCTCTTATAAAGGTCGCAACTATTCATAAAAGACCCATGGCATGATAAGAACAAATATGAGGTGATATTATATTTTTCTATATATTCTGTTAATATTTCCTTTAACATGAATGGCATTGGAATTATTCTAATACCACGAACGCTCTGCGTTTTTGTTCCTTGTTTTTCTTCGGTTCTATAATCTTTCCCACGTATTGTTGTATGATTAATACTTATCGTGTCATTGTCCATTGAAATATCCCTATCTAATTTTAAACTTAGCATTTCACCTGCTCTTATTCCCGTAAAGTATAATAGTGCTACCATTGCTTTATATTTTAATATCTTAAGGGATGAAGTTGGTTCTTTAAGGAATTTTAAAACGCCCTCTTTTTCCCATTCATACAATGCCCGCCTCTTATCGCTGCTACTATTTTTTTTTACAGTAAGCTTCTTACTTAAGTCTGTGTCTGCAAAATTATTATTAATAGCAAAAGTGTATAATTGATGTAAAAATATAGTCTTCACTTCTTTTTGCATGGCTGTTAAACCTCTTTCTGTCATATCATTAATAATATTTTGTAAGTGTATAGGTTTTATATCTTTCATTTTTATATTATATAATGACAGAAAATAATTTGCACATGTTTGGTAGCCTCTTTTAGTCCCTTCAACAATGTCCACTTTACTATTCATCCATAATTTCACACATTCACCAAAAGTGATATCATTTTTAATATATACACCTTGTCTTAACCCGACTTTGAACTCCTGAACTTTCCTATCAAGTTTTTTCCAGTCTCTGTCATATAATGTCTTTACTTTGTTCTTTCCATTCTCGTCCCTTCCTATAATTATCTGCTTATAATATCTTCCGTCTGCTCTCTTGCTATATGGTATCTTTGGCATTTAAATTACTCCCTTCCATATAACAGGCAGTGATTTATATCTACCGATATTATAACACCCGTGCATATCAATGTCAATATTTTTAATACATTTTGAATTTTTATGCATTCTGGAGTTCCCTCCAATCTACGAACTTCTTCATATCTATATACCATCGTCCCCCTATTTTATATCCGGGCAAGTGCTGATAATAGATTAAATCTAATACTGTTGTTCTGCTCATATCGTATTCCTTGCAGAAATTACTTAACTTCATTTGTTTTATCATACATTCTCTCCTTTATAATCCAAAATTTTTATAGCACAAAGGTGCCGAGCAAATTAATGCCCGACACTTTACACCTTATTATCTTCCTGTGCTTCCGAAACTACCCATACCACGTTCAGTTTCATCTAAAGCATCTACTTCTTTGAAGTTAACTGAAATATACGGTGTGATGATAAGCTGTGCTATTCTATCACCGTGCTTTACGGTATAGTCTTCGTTACTATCATTGTGTAGCGCTACTATGTACTCATCTCTGTACGGAGCGTCGCACACACCTACTGCGTTTGCAGGTCTTATACCATACTTAGTAGCTAATCCGCTACGAGCGTAGATAGCGCCAAAACAATCGTTTGGCAAAGCTATTCTTATGCCCGTAGGTATTTTTACAGTCTCGCCCGCCGGAACAATAACGTCCTCGTCCAAGCAAGCGTATAAATCATAACCCGCATCGTGCTGATGTTTACGGGAGGGTAATATTGCGTTGTCACGGCATTTATTAATCTTAACCCTTTCGGTATAAGGAATTTCTTCCTTTAATCTTTTTACCAAATCCATAATTAATATAACAAGTAAAATAATTGTCGCAATCAGCAACGTAAAATCAATAATTTTCATCCATTCTATCCTTTCATTCTGTTATTCGTCTTGCAGTCGCATAATCCCTTCTATCGGATATATTGCTTATTTTTACAACATCTCCTGTTTGCGGAGCGTGTATCATTTTATTGTCACCTATGTAAATACCGACGTGGTGTGGAGATGATTTATTTCCAAAAAATACTAAATCTCCCGGTTGTAACTGTTCTTTTGTAACCGCCACTCCTTCATTGACTTGCGTATACGTTGTTCTTGAAATGACGATTTCATTCATTTTATACACATACTGTGCAAGCCCAGAACAGTCAAATCCTTTAGGGGTCGTTCCACCCCAAACATATGGAACTCCTAAAAATTCCATTGCTGTGTCTGTAATTTTAACGCCAATCGGCTTTTCAGGAATGACTTCTTCCACCGGAGCAGGTTCGGGAAGCTTTATGCTTTCCACCAGTGTGTTCATTCTTTCAAAGCTTGGTAATCCCTGCCATACAGATGCGCTGTTGTCATTGTTTAAAATTAATGGCATACTGTATGCTGACGTTAAAGGTGTCAATAAAATTACTGCTAATATAATTCCTATATTACGTTTCTTATGTCTCTTCAAAACTCCTCCTTAATTTTGTATGAAAGCACTGCCTTCAATTAGTCGTAGTCTTTCCAAGCCATCACCTCTTTTCTTATGTGATTGTCTCTCTCAAGTATTTATTCTCTGTTTTAAGTTAAAATTTTTATGAATTTATGATATTGCTCAAGACATTGACATTAATACCTACGTTCTGATATAATCTGGTTTGTATATTCTACGAAAATATGACATCAATCGTTTCACACAAATTTCATTTTTGTAAGTATATACAGAAAGAGAGGATATTGGATGTCAGATGCCTTGAACATTGCAGTGCAGTGTAACAGCCCTGTTCAGATTATTGCTCTTGTAGCAATAATTATATTTCTTATGTGGCTTACAAAAATTGTAACCAAAAGCCTAATAAAGATAACAGGAATGGTTCTCAGCACCGTTAAGCATTATCATGATGCTTCTGTAAAAATAAGTGGAACTTCAGTTAATGCTGAGTTAAAGTTCCATACCCAAAAAGATGAGACCTCGTAATGAGGTCTTGTCTTCTTACTAAAAAGAAGATGTATATCTAAATCTCAAATGAGATAAGATAACTGTTTTATTTTTTATAGGATATTAGGATTGTAAAGTACAACCTGTCCTTGCGAAAATGTCTTTTTTAGATCGATAATGCGCTGATTTCTGCTGCCCCGAAAAGCCAATGAAAGGTCTCTTTCATTCTCCTCATATTTGCCGTCTACAAGAATGTCGATATTGTGAACGACTTGTTTTCGCAATCCCATAGTCAAATCACGCTCCGGGTTGAAGTCACCTGTTATAACCGGGTGCATAATTCCTTCCCAAGTGAATCCAGTATAGAGCCAAATATTCTTCTGTGGAAAAGTTGAACGAATCTCTTTGATGAGAGATAGAACTTCGGGGAGGTTATTTTCATATAGCGGATCTCCACCGGTCAAAGTAATGCCCGACACATAACTCTTGGCTAATTCGTCAAAAAGTTTTTGTTTTGCTTTAGCATCGAATACGCTGCCGCCACAGGGATTCCATGTCTGCGGATTATGACACCCCCTGCATCTATGAGAGCAACCGGAGAGCCACAATGTAACTCTCATGCCCTCTCCATTACACACATCCTCGTAATCAATCTGCAAATAATTCATGCTCAGTTTTCCTCGAAAGTTTGATGTTTTACTCTCATTTCGACTTCTTGCTGTTTACCTTTGTTAAAAGCGGTTTTATAATCGCCGGTCAAATAGCCGGTTACTCTGCGAAGTCTCCTAATTTCCTTACATCCGCACATAGGACATTTCTCAGCAATATCATCAGTATACCCACAGTTTATGCACATATCATTTGGGACATTGATTGCAAAATACGGAATATCTTTATCCATAGCATAATTGACGATGGTTTCGAGAGCGTCTATGTTATTTTTGACGCTGCCGCTTAATTCAACATAGTTAATACAGCCAGCACTGCTATACCCTGTAAGTTCTGATTCAATATTGATTTTTTCAATCGGATTAATTTTTGTCCAAACAGGAACATGAATACTGTTGGTAAAAAAATCTTTATCAGAAATATTTTTGATAATGCCATATTTTTCTTTGAACTTTGTCATTGCCGTATAGCAAAGATTTTCTGCCGGTGTATAGTAAACTCCAAAATTCAATTTATATTGCTTCTTAAACTCTTTGCATTTGTCGCTAAATAGCTGTTCTATTTTTTTCGCAAGTTCCATTCCCACGAATGAAGTATGGTCGCATCCTATAAGGATTTGCAAAGTTTCAGCAAGCCCGATTTGACCTATTCCTAACGTTCCGTGTTTTAGCGCAGATATAATTCCTTCTTCCGGGACATACCCTTCCATAACACCGTTTTCATACATAAATTTTGCAGAGTCGGGAGACTGCGAACAAATCCATTCAAATCTTTCGAGTAACATATCTTTAGCCTCATGAATTTTGACATTGAGCAAATTCATAAACGCTTCAACATAATGCTCGTCTGTTATACTAAGAGGATTATATGCCATATCTTGTGCATATTCTTTTTCGACTTTTTCTTTTGCTTCCATTGCTAATGTTGGCATGATTATTGTAACAGGGCAAATATTACCTCTGCCATCTTTTAGTTGACCAAAGCCGTTAATGTCCCATCCATTAGCAGTTCGGCAGCCCATTGTTGAAAAATATGTTTTGGGGTCATTTTTATCATATCCTTCATTGCCGCTCCAGTCTACATTGGCATAGTTGGGATACAACCTTTGTGCTGTTGAACGCAGAGCTAATCTATACAAGTCATAATTAGGCTCTCCGGGATTTCTGTTTATCCCTCTCATACATTGAAAAATTCCACAAGGGAAAATAGAGGTTTTATGAAGTTTTCCTATACCCTTAATCGAAACATCAAGGAGCGCTTTAGTAATCATACGTCCTTCTGGTAATGTGCAAGTTCCATAATTGATCGAAGTGAATGGTAATTGGTTCCCGCTTCTACTTTGTAATGTATTACAATTGTCTTCACATAAGTTCGCTAATCTTACGCAGTTCTTTTATGAACTTCTTTATGTCACCATAAAGTTGAGACTATATCTTCATCCTTCTAAAAGAAGGAGGCTACCATTTCGAACCGCTTGGTTCTACTCCCCGTTTTATGGGGATAGTCGTTAGGCATTTATTGTATCGTCATAATATGTAAAGTGATATCCACCAGTAGTATGATGTACACCATTACATACTTTTGAAATATTTGTTGCATAAAGGTTTAATTGTCTAGCACATTCATGTACTGAATTATAAACATGGTCAAGTTCTTTGCAATAAACTTTCCTTTTGTTCGGATAGCCTTCAGATAGTTTTTGCTTCTTTTCATCAGAACATGGAGTATGTTTATTCTTAGCAGCTTCAGAAAGTTTTCCTTTATGTTCTTCAGATAGCTTTTTTCCTTTCTGAGCGTTGCTAATTTTTTGTTTCTTTTCTTCTGTGCAAATATGTCCTAAACCATTCTTATTTCCAAGCATCGACTTGGACAGTTTAATCTTTGCCTCTGGTGATACTACAAACATTTCCCCGCCAGATGTTGAGTTATATCCATATTCTCTATTCATTGAATTAAACTCTGCAATCAATTCTTGCTCTTTTTGACACGCCTCTTCTTTTGTAAGGTTTTCAAACAATATATTATGTTCAAAATTATCCCAACCATATTTATTAATTGCTGAATAAAAATGTGGACTTGTTTTATAATTACATCCATTTATTCCCCATCTTTTTTCAGGTTCTTGCATTGTAATACCAATATACACTTTATTGTTGATTTTATTTTTATGTTGATATACAGTATACATACCCCCCCTTCTTTATAATTTAACGATACAAATTTAGCACGGGATTGTCTTTTGCCTTAAAGAGTTTCCCCGTTTAGATAGCTAGGTTCTTAACATTACTGCTAAGTCGCCCTAATAATTAAGGTTATGATACATTCCTTCTACTGCCTGATATATTTCTTTTTCAGTCATATCCATTGCATAAGCATATGCCATTGGATGATTATATACTTTTTTATCTTCAATGCTAAAATCTTTGGCTTCTTCTTTACTTAAAGCCAGTTTGATTTCAGCATTGACCTTTGCAGATTCTATGTAATGCAATCCGTCTATATAATGTTTATAAAAGCTTTTTCTCACATAAGGCACCATAGTCCAATCAAGATGTGTTGCTGAAACTCCGCCGAATTGCTGGAGGCTTTGCAACTGAAAAATTACAGCCACCAACTGAAAGGCTGTACTTACTGACTGTGCCGGTCTTACATCAGTTTGTCTGGTATTAAACCCATTGGCGAGAAGCTTATCAAAAGGAATTGAGAGGCAATTATGCATTCCAACAGCGTAAGAATTGAGATCGTGTATATATATTTCATTATTAATATGGTTATTCTTTGCCATTTTCGACATACAGTTATCCAGAGCATATTGTTTAAGAACAGTATCGCTTACTTCTCCAACTCTACCACCAAATGATTTTTCATCAATATTTGCATTTTGATTCTGGACATTTGTTGCCATCAGTTTTTCCTTTATGTTTTTCATCAATTTCATATTTTGCTCTCTAATTCTTGTTCTATCATTACGGTATATTATAAAGGTCTTGGCAACATCTTTTCTTTTGCTTGCCATAAGTTTCTGTTCAACAATGTCTTGAATTTTTTCAACAGATAAGTCATCATTTATTTTTGATATATAAGACGCAATTTCAGCGGATTTATCTCTCGCTTCCTCTGTAATCTCACTATCAGTTTCTTCAAATGCTTTAAGTACAGCATTTTCTATTTTGTGCTTTTCAAACGAGACAATCCTACCGTCTCTCTTAATAACCTTCGTCAATAAAAATTCCTCCTACTCAATATTAAAATAATAAAGACGTATGTATTCACACAGCTCTTTTATATCCGATTCAACTCTTGAAATACATTCTTTTAGCCAAGGATGAGTATTTTTCCATTTTTCAGATGTTCCCAATGCTAAAATCGGAATATTGAGCTGCGCGGCAGTATATAACTCTATAGCTGTTCCAATACTCGTGTTAATACCGTCAAGGTTAACCACAATAATATCGCTGTTACGAATATGATTTAAATCATACTGCATAACCTCACGCTCGTTTTGATGTGAGGGATTTTTAAAATTATAATAGTCATTAGGATTTATTATGGTGTAGTGCATTGTGTCATAATTCATTTCTTTCTTAAAAATCCTTTTAAAATCCCTGCGCCACTCATCGGATTCTTCAAAGCTCAATCCGCTCATCTTACCGGCAAGATATATTTTTAATTTTTCCAATCTCATTCCTCCTGTAATGTCTTCATAAATTTGTGTATTTTCTGACAGATATAATCTAAACTATCATCACCGTTATTATGAACAACTAAATTCCAAGGATATTCTTTTGCTCCCTCAAACATTATCTCATCATTCTTAATACGTTTTTCTATAGCTTCGTCAGTATCACCACGTTTTTTCATACGTTCTTTTAACACTGCATCAGAAGCGGTAATATAGATTGCCACAATATCTTTATCTGAATATCTTGCGTGTAAAGTTTCCAATCCGGGCAAATCCAATATATAGATATCAGAAACGTCAAGCTGACTCTTAGTTGTCCAATAACGATTGCCGTCAAAGACTGTCTCGGCCACAATATCACCACAGCGTTTTGCAAATGTATAATCTATAACATCAGCAAAAATATGACTTTTTAAATCTTCAGCACTGTTACGAGGAATACGTGTTGTGTATGAAATGATTTTCTTATAACCGTAATCATCGCACAGCTTATTTACAATCGTATCCTTCCCCGCTCCTGACTTTCCGACAAAACAAAAAAGCTTGTCTTTCATTTACTTCACTTCCTTTCCTCTGGGACTACCACAACTCATTTTTCCTTCGGGACACTTACCATATTCACAAGGCGCTCCCGCATAGGCAAATATATTAGGCGCTATTTCCTTACACTGTTTTAGCATTTCATCGGCCAAAGCTCTTATTTCATCCTGCGCCCTATTACAACAACGATGAGCAAAGAAATTTAAAAGACTCCTTGCATTCATTGTTGTTACTATCTGGGTAGGACACGCATTGGGTAATACGCTTCTGGCATTTTCCTGTGATTTAGTCTTTGCTTCTCGCTTGGACATACCTTCTGAAATGTATTGGTTGTAAAGAATATCACACATTTTTTTATACTGTGCCGCAATTAGCTCCATGGTTTCGTCAAATATCATTTCACAATCTTTGTTGTTCTGAATTTCAGATGGCTTAATAGCATTAAAATTCGACATATCTACATACCTTTGTGAGCTTTGTGATTGACTCGCTATTCTATGACGTACCAATTGATGAGTTAGGCTTCGTGATACATCTTCAATAGCAAAAGTAAAATTCGCATGTTCTAACACCGATGTATGTCCCGACTTTACGGTATCTGTGATATGCCTTGCAATTTCATCTTTAGACATACCCTGTCTTAAAATCTCTGATAAACTCAGAGGTGTATAGCAAGCCTTATGCGCTATTGCTACGGTTAATTCAGGATTGTTTGTATATGTAAACAACTTTACTTTCAAAAATTTTTCACCTTCTTTCTTATTTAATATAGATGTACGGTGCCAGATCATCTATAAAAGCTTTGTCAAAAGGTTCACTAACCTCTACTTTAATAGGCTTGGACCAATCTAAACTGTATATTCCCATAATGGATTTGCCGTCTACAATGTATCTTCCGCTAAAAAGTAAAATGTCGTGATTATACTTATTTGTCATATTGACAAAGTTTTTAATATCCTCGACCGTATTAAACTTGATAATAGTCTCTTTCATATCATTACTTCTCTTTTCTTATCTAACTTTTTTCTTATTTTCTGGTTTTTAGCTTCTCTCTTTCCCAAAAACTTATATTTTTCAATTTCTTCGGGAGTGCCTATTCTTGTTGTTACATCACCACAATACAATTCATACATTTGTACCTGACGCTTTACATCCAGCCACCCCATTTGATATCTACGTTCCTTTTCTGTCAAGTTTTTATTGTCATCCTTTCTTGTTGATTTAGTTAATATATTCTGTACTTACACAGTAGTTACAACCGACAATCTTTTCGGTCAGGTTATTTTTATATAAACAAGAGAAATTCATCTCTCCACAAACCGGGCAACAATACAGCGAATAACTATCATCTTCGCCATAATGCCCTGTTCGTATATATTCCATTGCTGTTACAGCTTTTTGGTCAGAGTTTTTATAAATCATACATTTTACTCCTTCTCTTTTCGATGATTTTGTGAAAGTCCATAGGATTATCACTGCGTTTTACCTCTTTCCGCTTGCCATTCGTAAGCTGATAAAGAATGTATTCCTCACGATAATATCCTATGGTTATCACGATAAAATCAGGGATTTGATTATAGGTATATATCTCCCATAAAGTTTCATTGTCTTTTAGATATTTGGATACATCTGTCATACTTATTTTGCCTCTTTGATTAACTCTAAAAATTCTTCTTCAGATATGATTTTTATACCAAGCTCTTTGGCTTTTTTATTTTTAGAGCTATTTGATGTAGTGTCGTTATTAATAAGATAATCAGTATTTTTACTTACCGAACCTGATACCTTACCGCCCATTGTTTCTATTTTCTCTTTTAATTCATTTCTATTTTTAAAGTGCTCTACACTACCTGTAATAACAAATGTTTTGCCGGTGATTGAGGAAGATAGGTTCATAGATTTTTTAACTTTCTTGAATGTAAATTCTTCGCTGAGTTCAAAAATTTCCATGCTATTTAAATTAAAAAAGTCACTGATTGATTTACGCATTTCAACGCCAAAACCCTGAATACCATTAAGTGTATTGGGATTGCTTAACTCGGATATTATTTCCGGCATATCGGTATTACCATTAAAATAATCCTCAACCTGTTTGCTTGCTACTCTACCAATAAGTGGTATAGATAAGCTATAAATAAAACGACTTAAAGATGTTTCTCTGGATTTCTCAATAGAATTTAAAAGCTTGTCGATTGATTTTTTACCAAAACCCTCTATAGTAATAAGTTTATTGTAGTGATTTTTGAGATAATAAATATCCTTGAATGAAGAAATAAAATCAAGTTCAATAAATTTTTGAAGTGTTGCTTCTGATATTCCTTCTATATTAATAGCATTACGAGAAACAAAATGTTTTAAACGATTAAGAATTTTTGCAGGGCAGTTGGGATTGGTACACATCAATTCCTCACTTATATCCTGACACATAATTTCTGTGGGTGCTTCGCAGCAAGGACATGTTGTTGGAATTGTGCAGGTGTTACTCTGAGTAATATTTTCTCTCAACTGTGGGATTATCATGTTCGATTTATAGACCGTCACTTTATCCCCCACTCCCAATTTGAAGTTTTTAAAAATACTTACATTATGTAATGAAGCTTTTGTAACAGTCGTCCCATCTAATATTACCGGTTTAAAATGCGCTACCGGAGTAATTTTAGTTTTACCCACACTCCATTCAATGTCGGTTAAAGTGGTTTCGGCTGTTTTATCCTCATATTTATAAGCGATTGAATGTCTAAAAAATTTCTCTGTGCGCCCCAATGATTTACCATACGCTACATCTGCGAAAGTGATTACTGCTCCATCCATAGGATATTGATATTTTTCAGCAAGACCTTTTAGCATATCGAGTTTTCGTTCAACGGTATTTCTATCATAATAATTTTCAGCCAACCTATAACAAGGAACCACATCGAAACCTTGCGACTCGCAAATTGCCAGATTGTTTAAGAAGTCGTTTGTCATATAATCATCTTGAATTAAATTCCAAGCTATGAATTTCAAACATCTCTCAGCGGATATTTTGGAATCGAGCAGAGATAATGTTCCGGCAACAAGATTTCTCGAATTTGCAAATTTTTCGTCTTCAGGAAGCCCGGCGTTAATTTTCTCAAAATCATCTTTTGTAATGATTGCTTCGCCATCCACTATGAATGTGCCTTTTGTAGGAATTTCTAATGGTAAATTTTTAAACGAAGCTGCATGAATCATTAAATCATTGCCGATTACACCATCTCCTCTGCTGTGTAATCCGACCAACTTGCCATTCTCATATCTTGCAGTAACAGAGTTGCCGTCCAGTTTGATTGACATATATGCTTCTCTGTTATTCAAAAATAAAAGAATTTCGTCTACACTATGTACCTTATCTAAAGACAACATTGGATGGTCAAGTTCTTCCTTGTTGATTTTATCTGTAAGGATATACCCTACATTGTGAGTTGGGCTATTGCTGAGAATAATCCCTGTTTCCTCTTCAAGCTGTTTCAACTGCTCAAGCTTCACATCAAACTCAGCATCGTCCATTATGGTACGTCCTGTTCCGTAATATGCTTTTGACGCTTCGTTAAGTTTAGATACAAAAGCTTTGATTTTTTCTATTTTTGTTTTTGCTATAGCTGAACACATCCTTTCTCATAATTGAGCCAATAAAGTTCTCATCGGCTCACTATATATATTCTCTTTTGCCCAAGCAATATATCCCGGATCTGATTTTGCAACATCAGCAAGCTTTTCGCCCTTATGTTTCTTACCGAAGGGAATTACATAATCTTCAAGAGCGGGAATTTCTTCTAAAGGTGTCTGAATTTCTCCCAATGCTTCATATATTTCGTCCGGATAGGTCATATCCAAATTTGAGCGACTTGCAAGGTAATCACAAAGGTGAACGAGAAAATGGCTGTCGTTTTCAGGCTTAGGCAAAATCACCTTACTTCTTTTAGTTTCTACCCACTGTCCACTGTGTCTTTCACAGAGATGTGCAATATATTCTTTAGTTTCTTGCGGAATATCATGCTCCACGGTAGTAGTTCTTACCCATTCTCCCGCAAGTAAAGGGTGCTCATGAACCGTGTGTTTTGAACCGTTTAATCCACATTTAAGAGCGTCGTGAAAAATTGCAGTACAGCGCAAACAATCTCTGTGGCGAGGTTTATAATACTTTTCCTGTATATATTCCAATCCAAGAATATAGTTCATTATCTCTCCAAACATCAGTATATGAAAAATCTGACCATGAGGCTGACACTGTGTTTTATTATGATATTTGAGCGATGTTGATGAAGGCATTGTGAATATGTAATCGGGTATCTGTTCTATCATATCTTCACAATATTTTTTCATTTCGTCTGTTTCGAATTTATCCAACAGTGCTTTAAAAACTTTGATTTTATCCATTTAGCTCTCCTTTACTTTTTCTAATTTCATCCATGTATTTCTTTTATTATGACTTGTTCTAAGACATTGTAAAAATGCTTGTGGTTCTGCTAATAGTAAACATCTTTGTTTTGCGCGTGTAAGCATTGTGTAAAGCATACAGTTGTCTAATAGTTGATAATGAGTGTTGTCAATTATTCCTATTACGGTTTTTCGTCCCGCTCCCTGAAGTTTATGTACAGTCATAGCGTATGCAAGATCTAAAACACATAATTCTTTTTTTGTATATTCGATCAATTTGTTTTGACCAAAGATATCTTTATAAGTGACAACACAATATTCTTCTATTTTCTTTCCGTTTGGGCGTTTATTAATTTCAGTAATATACCCAATTTCTCCATTGAATACATTCCTATCATAGTCATTAACTGTCTGTATAACTTTTGCCCCAAGCTTAAAAGAAAAATTAGATCCCTCAATACTTTTATCTTCGTCTCTTAATAGCCTATCTTGAATTACTTTGTTAATCTCGATCGCACTATTTAAACAACCCTTACGTCTTGGAGTGGCAATAACTACATTGTCCAACCCATCGGTTTCTATAGATTTTAAAAAAGTTTTAATGGCGATACTGAAAAGTGATTCGCGATTAGTACGAAACATATAATACATATCTTGCAATTCACCGTGAATAATTCGGGGTTGAAGTTTTTCGGTGATAGGATTAATATTTTCACGAATCAAATTAGCATCAACTAAAATACCTGATTTTTCTGCCTGTCGCATAGGTTTGTTTAACTTGCTTGTGGATTTTTCATCAAATAGTTCAATTAAATCAGAAAAAACATTCCCAAATCCAATTGGCGGTAACTGTTTATGATCACCAGAAATTATAATTCTTGTATCATCATCAATAGCTTCAATCCAATTTAAAAACAAATTTGCTCCGACCATGCTTCCTTCATCTAAAAATGCAACATCGGTTACCAAGTGATTATCTTTATTAAAAATAAATTTGTTTATTCCCTTACATCCCAATGTTCTATGTATTGTCATTGCTGGGAAATCTGTAGCTTCCGATATTCTTTGCGCAGCCATTGCGGATAATGCCGATGCAGTAATTGTATGTTCTGAAAGTTTATATGCTTCAATAATAGCTCTCATAATTGATGTTTTACCCACTCCTGCCTTTCCGCTTATAAGTGTTACAGGGCGTTTAAGACTTTTTTTAATAGTATCAATCTGCTCCGGAACATATTTAAAGCCTTGTGCATCTTCGGCTATTGTAATTGACTGTTCAATAGTTTCTGCTGGAATCTCAAACGAAGATGCCTTTTGTGACTTTTTCAATAATAATGAATAAATTTTCATTTCCACATCATGATAATATTTAAGACTTATTCTATCTTTCTCACAATATAAAAAATCATTATTGGATAATAACCAATCAATTTTTTCCACACATTCCGGCACCATATTAGAAATAGCTGCCCTAAGAATATCAACGGAACACCATGTGTGTCCATCATTTTCACCAAGGTCTTTAAAATAATAATTAACAAAAGCTACTAAACGTTGAAGTGAGTCAATCAGTTCAGGTTTTAATTTTAATGCAAGGTCATCACATTTTTTAAACCCAATACCGTCTATTCGAGTCATGATATATGGATTTTTCTCTAATTCTTGTTTTAGCAATGCCGGATTAGGTTCATCAGATAACAGTTTTTTAATCATTGTGTATGTAATTCCTATCGGTTGGAGCATTACAATAATATCGGAGATAAGATAATTATTAACAATTTGTTCTTTTATTCTATTCCAAGTAGCTTCCCTAACGCCCTTGACCAGATCATAATTAATTGTTTTTAATTCACCATTAACCACATCATTAACAACATTAGGATAAGCTTTTATTAAATTTTCCGCAATGGTTTCTGGGATAATAGATTTAAGAAAAAGAAGTTGCGTTTCATATGACTTGGGAACTACTGCATAAATGGCAATTGGGTTATATTGGTCGCCATATTTTTTATCTTTTTTATATTGTGCTTGAACTATATACTCTCCACCAACCACCAAATGTTGCATTTTTCCTACTAACTTGCCCATTTTTTTATTACGACTGTTGTCAAAATTTGATGTTTTTAGCGGTTGTAAAAAATAAGGAATATCATCTTCTGTAGAAAATCCAAAACAGCCCCAAGCAGAATCTTCATTATAATACGTTTCGTAGGTTATTATTGCTGTAAATTCATAAATTTCATTATCTTCCAAATCAAACTGACACTCCCTTCTTTCTTACATATTCAAGCCAACTACCATACGGTTTAATCTTTTCTATAATAACTTTTTCTTCACTATCCTTTTTACAAAGAATAGCTACCTGCTGTCCTTTTTTTATAATATCTTCATATTCTTTTAGCTGACTATGCCAAACAATGCCTTCAATCAATCCAAAGCTTGAATAAATATTAATATAAGCAAATTGTTTGCCATTTTTGTCTTTCTTCTTTTGTACTTTTGCAATAACTCCGACTAATGTACACTTTTCACCGTCAGGAATATTTTCAAATGGAGTTAAAAATGTATATGCTGCATCAAATGGATTATCATTAATAAACACTTGCAATGTTTGAAATTCCCAAAACTGCTCATCTTCAAGATATTTTTTGTTTTCCTCAATATATTTTTGAAATCTGATTTTTTGAGTTTCATTAAACTTTTCTTTTTTTAACCGATTATATTCTGTAAGTAAAGCTTTTTTATCATATGTGATTCTTTTGCCTGATGACGGTAGTACATATTTTTTTAAATCAATGCCCCATTCATCTTCAAGTTTTTTATAGGTCGGTAAAGATTGTACTTCTGAAAAAATTAATGGCTGATACTGTGACTTCAAATATGATACAAGTTTAGCATGTTTATTTTTACAAGGAATTGCTCCCGATTTTATCAAAGCAATAATAGCAGATTTACCCAATGGAACTCTTGCTATCAAATTGTCAAAAGATTTATATATACCATTATTCTCTCTTTCTTCAATTATTTGTTTGGATAATGATTCTCCTATTCCACTAATCGCCGATAAACCAAATAAAACTTTATCATCATTAACTGTAAAATTCATACCAGAGTGATTTATATTGGGTGGCATAACATTAACATTAAAATATTGTGCGTCAAGAATGTACTTATTAATAGCACCTGCTTTATCTTTGTTCTGATTAAATAAAGCTTTAAAAAAGTATGTTGGGTAATGTACTTTAAACCAAGCGGTTTCAAAACAAAGAACTGCATATGAGAAACTATGACTTTTGTTGAAAAGATACCCGCCCTTTGTTGATAATTCATCCGCTATCTTATTAGCAATTTCTTTAGAATATTTATTTGCTACAATTTCACCACGAAGTTTCTCTGACTCTTTTTTCACCAACTCTGGTATTTTCTTTCCAATTGCCTTACGAAACAAATCGGCTTGTCCGTATGTTCTACCACCAAATTTTTTTACAATGTCAAGTAACTGCTCCTGATAAATCATACAATAATTCGTATCTTTTAAAATTTCGTCCATATCAGGATGTATAGATTGTGGTCTATTGCCTCCGGTAGCCATTTCAACATATTCGTCAAGTGCCCCCATACTATCGGGACGATATAACGCTAAAATTACTGAAATAACTTCAAAATCCAATTGTTCAAGTTTAGGTTTTAATCTAATAAGCAAATCTTTCATACCAGCCGATTCAACTTGAAATACTCCATTAGTTTTACCACTTGCCAACAAATCATATGTTGATTTATCGTTTTCAAATTCAGGATTATTAATATCATAATCCCATGGGTCTAAGTGCAAATCGTCCTTAATCTCTTTTACAAGATTTAAGGTAGCAACGCCAAGTAAATCAAATTTAACAATACCAATATCTTCAATATAATGTTTGTCTACTTGAATTACATGTTCGCCCTTAGAACCTATTTTCATTGGCATATAGTCATTAATTGATGTATCTACAATACCAATACCACCCGCATGGATAGAAACAGTTTTTACTCTTCCGCTAAGATGCTTTGCTATATCAAATAATTCTGCATATTGTGGATTGTCAATAAGGAGCTTTGGATTTACTTTCATACAATCATCCCAGTTGTCAAAGGTAAACTTTTGAGAAAGTTTTTGCATTTGATTATATGGGAAGCCGAGTATTTTCCCTACGTCCGTTATTGCTACTGTCGGAGTAATATATGAATAGTTAATAATCTGGCACACTCTATCTTCACCATATTTGTCTACAAGATAATTTATAATCGCGTCTCTGTCACCAACATCTGTATCTATATCGGGTAATCCTACACGCTCAGGATTTAAGAAACGTTCAAAAATAAGTCCGTATTTAATTGGATCAAGGTCAGTAATATGACAACAATAACATACTAAGGAACCAGCCGCTGACCCTCTGCCCTTACCAATTTCAATTCCTAATTCTTCAGCCGCTTTAATAAAATCCCATACGAACAAAAAATATCCGTCAAACCCCATAGAATGAATAACTTCCATCTCATATTCAAGTCTATCTTTTCTTATTTTTTGCTCTGATTTACTTAATTTATCATATCCCCTATCTTTCCAACCTTGTTTCACCAAGTGCCATAAAAATTCATTATTATTTTTGAACCCATCCGGCAAAGGAAATGTAGGCAATTTAGGACTTTGAAATGGCATATCAACATTTTCAATTAAATCTGCCACTTTGTTCGTATTTTCCAATCCAACACATACGTTTTCATATCCAATCTGACTATCCATAATCTCATGAATTTCATCTTCCGATTGCATATAGCACCCTTCATATACTTCACTGTTCTCAATGGCATTTTTATCATTATTACTGCTTTTTCTACCAATCTGAATAAGTTTGTCTTGATAATACAAGTCCTCTTTTTTAGGTGCGTGACTATCAGTTGTAATAATAAATGGGGTATTTGTTATTTTGGAAAGTTCTAAAATTTTCTGATTGTATAAACATTGATCTTGGTGTGAATGTGACTGCATTTCAAGAAAGAAATACGGAAATGCTTCTTTATATGCTTTGACATATTTAATGCATTTTTCAAAGTCTGCTTCTCTGGCTAATTTACTCGCTAAACAAGCGGAGGAAATAACAAAATTTTCAGCATAGGGTTTTATATCTTCTATTGTACATCGCGGCTTAAAATAAAATCCTTTAAAGTTACTTTTTGTAATGATTTTATTCAAATCTTTTCTGCCCTGTTCGTTTCTTACTAAACAAATTAAGTGAAAATATTTATTATCTTTATCTTTGACTTCTATATCATTACATTCGTATAATTCGCAACCATAAATCATCTTGATGTCAGGGTAATTTTTCTTTATAAGATCATAGTATATATGAGCATATACATTTCCGTGATTTGTTGTGGCATACGCCTTTAACCCTATTTCTTTAGCTCTATCCAACATTTCTCTTGGACTTCCATAACCATCTAATAGTGAATAAAAATCATGATTATGTAAACTGGAATATGCCATTACTGAACCTCCTTATAATATTTGTAT